GAGGTGAATGAGAAAGGGGAACATATAAGAGGGTTTATTAATAGTATTATGAAGCCTAAGTCTCAAAACACTGCGGGATATTATGATTCGGTTTTTGGTAGCCAGTATTCAAAAGAGACAGAGAAATTGGCATTACAACAATCCTTTCAAAAGTCTCTTGATTATAATACAGGTGATTTACATCTAGGAAACTTCTTCAAGAATGCTGAACAGGCCGCAGGAAATAATATTATTAAGAACGAAACCTGGAGTGCACTTAAAGGCCTGGAACAATACAATCAAGCTATTAATAAAGCTATTAAAGGATCCCAAGCTGCCGGAGGACATAACATACAACAGGCGGCTCAATTTGGTGGCATGGGCGCTGTAGCTACAATGGCCGGAGTGGGGGAACCTGTTATGGCTGGATCTACTTTAGGCGGGCTAATCTTAGGAGCTAAGACACTAGGATGGATAAGCAAACATAGTCCTCTTAAGAACACTCTTATAGGCTTAAGTAATGTCTGGGGTAAGAATCCTCAAATTACACAACGTATTGTAGACTCTATAGGTAAACAGTTACCTAAAGCAGGAATAACAATCTTGCAAGAAGGTGAAGACACAAGAATTAATAAGGAAGGTAAATAAGAATGGCTAAGGCAATGTTGTTTTATAATCCTAGACCGCAATATTGGATTAATGGAGCGCTGGCCAGTGGAGCTAAGCTCTTCTTCTACACAGTAGGCACAAGCACTAAGAAAAACACTTATACAGATGCTACTAAGGTAACAGCTAATCCTAATCCTATCATCTTAGATAGCCAAGGACGGCCGGCTAATGGTGGAACAGCTATAGATATATTTCTAGATGGAGCCTATAGGGTTGTATTGGCCCCCAGTACTGACACTGACCCCCCCACTAATGCTGTATGGGATAGACCATCAGTTACTACTATTAGTCAGCTAGAAAGCACTGCTGCTAAGTCTACCAACTACACTGTCTTAGAGACAGATAGAGATAAGACATTTTTAGTGGATGCCTCAGGAGGAACGGTAACATTAAGTCTATTAGCAGCCGCTACAGCAGGGGATGGATTTACAATAACTATTAAAAAAACTGATTCATCTTCTAATGCTGTAGTGATAGACGGTAATAGTAGTGAGTTAATTGATGCTGCTACTACATACTCCATCAGTATTCCTTATGGTGTTGTTAAGATTATATGTAACGGTATAGGTTGGTATGTACAATATCAAGGGGTTAATGCTAATGCTGTTACATTTGAGGATTCTCGTACTAATACTCTCGTATCTCCATTCACTGTAACTGCCACCACTAGTGGCACACCAGCTGCTGGAATAGGTACAGGTATCACTTACAAGGCTGAAAGTGCTGATGAAAACCCCTCAGACTTTGGTGCAGCAGGTTTCTCTGCCAGTGATGTGTCCAGTGGTAGTGAGGATACTTATTTCACTTTATTCTTGCGTAAAGCGGGAGCCGCCTTAGCCGAGGCATTTAGATTTGCATGTACAGGGGCTAGTTACTTCTTATTCACTGGAGCACCTACAGCGGTTCGTACAATCACTATACCTGATTCGGATGTTAACTTGGCAGGTGTACTACCTATAGGTGCTATGCTTAGCTGGGGAACTACTTCCGCTCCTACATACTGGAAATTAATGGATGGATCGGCAATAAGTCGGACAACATACTCCGCCTTGTTTGCTGTCATAGGAACAACTTTTGGTGCTGGTGATGGCTCCACTACATTCAATGTTCCTGATATTAGAGGCAGGTGTTGGATTGGTACAGGAACAGGTACAGGTCTTACAGCTAGAACCCTAGCTGCTACAGGAGGAGAACAAACTCATACGTTGTTAGAGGCTGAACTACCCTCTCACGATCATGATATCTCATCATTTCCAGCTAATGTGGCTGCATATGGAGCAGGGGGCAGTACTGCTGCGGTAAGCTCAGGAGCAACAGTACAGACGGGAGCAACAGGGGGAGGTACCGCTTTCAATGTTATGCAACCTTATTTAGTCCTTACTGGTATCATCTACGCCGGAGTGTAATACAGCTACCGTCATAGAAGTCTGTTCTTCTGTTAAAGTGTTTATAGTTACCACCTGAATAAACTGGGTAGCATTAAGTTTTCTAAAAGGGCCTTGACCATTTATGGAAAATAGGTCTCCTACATTTATATCTTTAAACGCTGTATAATAATCTATTTGGTGCATTCGTATCGTTCCTTTAAATAATCAAGTGAAATAAACATCGGATCGAAGGATCCGTCTACGACTCTATGTAAATATAATATACCTCGCCAATGATCATTACCTTGAGGCCCTTTATAGGCTTCATCATGAGGATAAGCGGCCCCTGCTATTATCCCCCATTGCTGGGTACCGCCTATAGTAAATCTTGTGGCTATATCTAACGTTTGCTTATGGCCTACTATAAACGTCTTACCTACTTTAGCAAGCTGATTAAGAGCTGTTCCGCAATAAGGCTTACCTGTCATAGGATTAGCTAGATAGTGAACATAAGTAACTCCGTCTAAATTTATAGGTTTAAGATAATCAATCACCTCCCAATCTGTATAGGGTAAGTCTGCATACCCTACTACGCCATCTAATTCTGCGGAATCCTCTCCCACCCTAGATATACGTTCTTCATGATTCCCTAAAGTGAGCACCATCCTAGGTCTATAGCGCTCTCTATGTTGAGCAGCAGCCTTAGCATTATACTCCTTCATCGGCTGTAAGAGAAGTTGCATAGCAATATGTGCCGCCTTAATATCCTCTTTATACCGTCTTCCCTCAAATGACTTCTTACCCTTGTCATAAGAGGACAGGCTAGGCATATCAGCGAAGTCTCCTATACATACAATAACATCTGGCTTCTTAGCTAGAATGTATTCCCCTATCCAAGATAGGTAAGATAGGTTAACTCCTGGTCTAGCCTGTACGTCAGGTATTACTAGATGACTTACCATGTAACATCTCCTGGTATCTATTTAACATTGATATACGATCTGTCATATCCTTATCCCTATGTTTTAGGGTACTCTTCTCCCCACACCAAAAACATTTTACTTTTTTATTTCCGAAAAACGTAGTATATTCTACCCAAGAATGATAGCGAGATATATGTTCTCCGCGAATACAGCAGTCCATTTTAAACATACCCTATAGATATAATAGCTGCTGTATGTGCACTATCAAGACATTCTAAGTCAAGCATAATATTATTCATACTGCTTACCCCCTTTTAAACTATTACTTTTCCAATTATATCATCTTCATTAAATCTATAACCTTGTTTCATTGTATTACTTACAACGAAATAGGTAGAAAATTCATCCTTACTTAATCTTATTTCTGTAATCTCTCCCACTACAAGTGTTCCAAGGTTTCCCCATTTAACTGCTACTTGATCTTTTAAATTATATTTATTCACTTAATACCCCCTTTTAAACTATTACTTTGCCAATAATTTCATCTTCATTAAAGCGCCATCCTTCGGACATTCTTTCGTTTACAACTAGATATGAAATCCCCTCTTCCCTATTTGTTCGTATCTCTGTGACATGTCCTACGACAAGTAGACCTAATTCATTCCATTTAACTACTACTTGATCTTTTAAATTATATTTATTCATTACTTTTCCAATTATATCATCTTCATTAAATCTATAACCTTGTTTCATTGTATTACTTACAACGAAATAGGTAGAAAATTCATCCTTACTTAATCTTATTTCTGTAATCTCTCCCACTACAAGTGTTCCAAGGTTTCCCCATTTAACTGCTACTTGATCTTTTAAATTATATTTATTCACTTAATACCCCCAAAACTTTTTCCCACTCTCGGACATGGTCACTCATTCCAGCATTCCCTGTCCTTATAGCATGCCTTATTTCCTTACACATACGGTTTTTAGTATCTTCATGTAATTCATGTTTATGTTGTATGATATGTGAAGTCACATCATATACAGCATATGTCATTCTCCCTAAAGCATATCTAAAAGCATAGAATATCATACTATCGTCGTATTTATTACTCATTATATTACCCTCCGTTCATGAATTTACATACATAAGGGTAGTTCATTGCTGCCAATTTTCCCATTCCGGTTGCCGTAGATACCCAATCACACCAAGATTCATATTCCTCTTTAGACATATATTTCTCTTGACAAGAAATACAAATCGCCTCAGTACCTAACTTAGCACATAACATACAGCTGGCTTTTGAACTATCCATATTACACCAGCTTGTTAGTACTATTAGCTGCCTCTTGTTCCTTTACATCCCTATAGGCTTTATGAAGTTCAGCAGGGAATTCATCACTATTAACAGCGGACATGATTTTATCCCTAGTCCAACCGATTAACTTATTTTTAAATATATCAATGTTGGGCTTAGCTGCTGTGAAGATGAAAGGTTCTCTTGTTGGTTTAAGAGGAGTTTCTCTTCCTCGCTCTGCTCTAGGGTCTAATTCAAGTACACCGCCCATGTAATTACGTAGCTCGCCTTTTTGATTCTTTTTAGTAATAACCTCTACAATGCACTTTTTACCTAGTAGGCCAGTCATACTCTCTTCACTATTAATGAAATTATATAGTTCATCCTCAGTGAAGGACTTATGTTCTAAAGCATTTACTACAGTTATAAAGTTACCCTTCTCTGATGTTGATAGAGTAAGTTCATAGTTCTGCAAAGCTGCTAATTGCTTCCCGTCTGCTGCTGGGCGTAATACATCAGGGAGTTCAAACAACATTAATATTTTAGGGCTTACTTTCGGCTGTCCTTTATATTCATATTTTTGTCTTTCAAGGGATATAATGGCATGTAGCACGGCATCATATTTACCTGCCTCTAGCGGCTCGTAGTTCCCACCTTTTGACTTTTCAATCGGACTTAATGTAAACATTTTATTTTCTCCTTGTTGCTTCAATTATTAATAAATCACTTACTATAATTAACATTACTACAGTTATATCACATAGCATATAATTCTCACTTAATTGCTGTAACTGTTGCTTTCTTTTCTTTAGCCTTAGCATCATTATAGGCTACAACACAATCACTTTGATAATTCTTCTGCATATTTATTTCTGTCATTAATAGTTGATAAAAATCATTCTTTAATTCTTGTATTTGTTCCTCTCCTTTATCGGAAGCACTTGTCCAAGTATTTAATAGGCTTATAGTCTCTACAAGCTCTTTCAATATTGTTGTGTACGGCGCACTAGATGCTTGCGTCACCATCATAAATTCTTCATCCATTATAATTGCTCCAATTGTCTTTCAATATCTGCAATTAATCTGTTATCATTCATTAGCTATATCTCCCCGTTTCATAATCATACATTAGTTTATATTCTTTACCACAATGTTCAGAAGCTAAACGCGTCTTAAGGAATTTAACCTTTAACGTCCGCCTTATAACATCATTTTTACTTACAGTATCTCTAGCTAAACCAATAACATAGTCAGCCAGCCTACCTATTCGATCCCCCCCATCTATATGTTCCAATCCTGGCATTCTACCACTATTCCAATCCATGCCGGGTCTATTAATCATTTCATCCATCTGAACCTCTCCGATCATCAAATAACTTTCCTTATTCTTCTTCGATGTTGGAATATGTATCTGTTTACTTATTCTATCTTTACTTGTGTGTGCTACAAGTATTATAGATAGCGGTAACTCCCTTGATAGAGCATGAAGCTTATCTGCAACATAGTCAGTGAATACCCAATCTCGTACATACTTACCATCTATTATAGGCGTATTACACAGAGCTGTCAAGTTATCAATAACAATAACTTTAATTCCGAAACAGTAGTACATATATCGGATATTGATAAGCAAACTATCCAACGTTATACCACTACTACTACTATTCTGATAGAGATGTAATCTACCTTCCAATTCCATAGCATGGGCACGTATCTCATCCTCATTCCACCATTCATTAGAAGGTAAGTGTAGCCTTTTATTAACCTTTGTTGCCACCATGCGCTGAACACTATTAGCTGAGCCTTGCTCTAGGCAGAACATACCTACTTTTACCTTCTCTACTTCCAACAGATGAAATATGACTTCCTTCATAGCCTCTGTTTTGCCTACTTGAGGAGCACCTAGCCAGACATAAATATTATTAGGTTGTAGTCCATAAGTTCCTTCATTTAAAAAATCCCAAGGTAGACTATATCCATATTCAGGCTTCTTTAATACTTCGTCAATAATATCGGAAATAGTAACAATACATTCCGGCTTATATGTCTCCGCGTTCCACAGACAGGTCTTTAGCTCAGCCTCTTTGCCTTCCTTAAGCATCTCATTAGCATCTTTATAAGGAAGTTTAGCAATTCTTACTTGACCGACAGGTAGAACAGACAACGCCTTGTCGACAGCCTCTGCTCCAGCTTCGTCATTGTCAAACATAAGCACAACATGCTTCCACTCTTGTAACCAGGACAGCTCCCGGGTAAGAGTCTCTCCAACATTCCCGGCACCATTTGGTATAGAGACTGCTGGCATTCCAGTAGCTTGAAATACCGCAGCGGCATCAAATTCTCCTTCTGTAATAGTTATAGGTAATTTCTTGGTGGGAGAGCAAGTATGTTTACCCCATAGAGACTTATCCTTTGTATTAGTGCCTAAAAGCTTCATATACTGCTTGTTATCCAACGATCTTACTTTCTGACGTATTACCTGCCCCTTCTCGTAAGTATTGAATATAGCACATCTTTCATCGGTTACAGCCTCTAGCCCATGTTTAGTATTAAAACTCCCCGTATAGCTCACCACCTGGATACCATACTTCTCACAGGTGGCTTTGGTGAGCTTCCTATCAAATATATCTATGTACTTGCCTTCTAACGGCGCATTAATGGCTTCATAATAGTTACATGCAAAACATTTGCGATAATTATATTTAGGGTGAGTAACCAAATTATTACCACTTTCATCTCTCCCGTTCTTTCTACATTGAGGGCAGGGGCCTGTTTCACTTGCCATGTAAATGCCTCCTATAATAATCCTACTTTTTTATACTTACGGCAACGTTCACAAAACATATATCGGCCTATTGTTGCTCCCCTGTAAGTAGGCTCTAGAATAGGATATGTTTTATTAGTAATATAGGAATGCCCTGTAAACCAACATTTTATCTTAGGCCACATGTCTCACCTACCTTAAAGTACAACTACTTTTGAACATCTACGACAGATACTAACTGTCCGCTTACTTATTGTATGCTCAGGGTCATTTGCCTTACTTGCACTGACATTATAGCGCTTCGTCATGCGGTGTCCAAACCATTTGCATAATAGCTTTTTCATATATCACCCATGCTTAAGATAATGTTTCCAAGCCTGATCTATTTTATATTTTGCCACTTCTTCTGGAGTACCTTTAAAAGGTTTATAGTCAGGAACAATACCAACTTTCTGTTTATCATTAGGATGTTTCTTCTTATGTCGTTCAACCTTAACTAATTTATTAATAGCGGCAGTATCTCTTGTCTTATACGAAAGAAAAGCTGCTTTTCTATTAGCATTAATTCTGCGTCTTTTCCCTTTACCTCCTGAACTACTTGACTTACTCATCTGTGGTACCCCCATAATTAAAACTAGGATCCATTATCCCTAGCTCATCTTCAAGTTTTTCTATTCGTTGAGCTAGATTTTCTAACGCATTAACCCTTAACTTTAACTTATTTGAAAGCTCGTCTATACGTAAAACCACAGTTAATGCAGTTTTACTCACCTGCTTCTCAAGGTTACGAACATCTCTATGAAGTCCTGCAACCTCCTTCTCCAGTCTAACACTATTACTTTCAGGTATTCCCATCCCTTGCTCCTGCCTGATTAAATCAACAATATTTATCTCAGTCTGTGTTACCATTAATCTCTCCTTTAGGTGTATAATATTTAACAAAGTGGTCTCTATCTATCTCCCGTTCTGCGGCTTCAACCGATGGAAAATACCCAGACCGATATATCCAACCTCTCCATGTTTTCTTTTCCACTTGATATAACCCACTGTGTTGATATCGTATTCTAAACTTTGGTATGGGTTTTTCTCCTTAATAATTTAAGTAAATCAGTCTAATCGATGATGCATCTATGTTGAATATAAAGGATGGACAGTCTTATTTATTATTTCGTTGCTCATTACTTCGTTTCCTATGACATTCTTTACAAAGGCTTTGATAACCTTCTTTCTCTACAAAGGATCTCTCCAAATAACCTGAAGCATCCCCAAACGTTCTAAATCTTCCCACCTCAATAATGTGATCTGCTTCGACATCTGTGCGCTTAAACCATCTTTTACAGTGTACGCAGGGGTACTCCCATTTTGTTCTCTTGTCAGGGCCTGTATATGGCCGCCTAACTGATTCCATATAGTCATTCTTAGGTCTCCAAAACATTGTTAGTCTACGTATAGCTGATATAATCTTACCAAAAAATTCACTCTCTGTCAAGGTGTGGGAAGCTCTAGTTAACTCAGCTCCTCTAGCAGTGTAGAACTTACCGTCCTTCTCAATTACTTTCCGTTGTTTCTTCATAAGCTTTTCAACCAATCTGATTTCATCTCCCCTTCTTTACGTCTCATCCATAAAAGATCTGCTACCTCGTATACCCTATTACATATATCTTCCTCTGTCATTTCATCCTCTAAACGGTCTAAATATAATCCTTTTACTTTATCATATAAATCTTTTTCGGTATTAAACTTGTTGAGAATATTAAAGACTTTTACTGGCCCGAAACCTTTAAGCCCTGGAATATTATCAGCACTATCACCAAGTAGCATCTGAGCATAAAACCATTTACAGCCAAATCCTTTAATCTTATATTTTTTGGCACCTTTCTTATCCTCAGATTCAACAAGTTCTAATTCACCGGGATCTGTAGCCGTAAATAATTTCTCAGTCACAAAGTTATAATGCTTTCCAGGTACTTGATGTAAATCCTTATCGATTGTACATATAACGGTCTCGAAATAAGGATCATCTATATAAGCCATTTGTGCAATAGCCATAGCATCATCAGCTTCTTGCCCGTATATTTCAACACTGTTATAGTTACTTAATATATACCGCCTTAATGTATTATAATGAAAAGGCTTCTCTGCCGCTTTAGGGTTGTACTTCTTATCCCTATTACCCTTATATGGAAGAGTCTTAGCAATCTCAAATCTAAAATTCGACTTATCATTAGAAGTAAGAAACACTTTTGCATTATCTGTATTGAACTTCTTACACATATCTCCTACTGTCTTTTTCACTAGATGGACAGCATGTGATATAGGCTCAGGCCCATTTTCTTGTGACTGGGAAGCAAACCCCATCCGATATACTAAAACATCCCCGTCTATTAGAAGTTTAGTATTCATTTAAAATGTCTCCTAATGCGAAGTTCTAAATCATCCTCGGAAGTTATATAGATATCTTTTCCATTAAACATATCTACACATTCTCGTTCAGTCAGGAAAGGTTTACATATACGTCTGAAATGTGCTTGGAAATAACGGATATAATTTTCTACTCTTCCCATTAATTCATTCCCTTTTCCTTCCATACCTGTTGAATAGTTGTGGAACATAAGATATGCATCCTTCTTAAATTCCAAAGAATCTCCTGATAGGGCTATTGTAGACCCCATAGACATTGTTGGATAGGTAACAATCATATGTATAAAAGCTTTCGAAGATTGTATAGCATCAATAATTTTTGCCCCAGTTCGGCAGCAGCCCCCATTACTGCTAATAGATATATTTATCTTATCCTTATCTGAGACATCATTTAATAATTTAAAAAACTCTTTAAAATCATCTGGAGAATCTATAGCCCCTATGAAATCTATATTATAAATATTAATAACTTTTTTTTGAGATCTGATTAATATATCTGCCATTAATAAACTCCAGGTAAAATTTCTATTTCATGCCCCCACAAATTATAGATATAATCACCAATCAATCGCATACTGTCCTCATCCACCACCTTTCCTTTAACAGGATAGCATTGCAAAGTAAGTCTTTTTGAATAGGATAGACTAACAATTTCAAGACGAGGTATATTATTAAACATATCTAAACTATCTGAAAGCAACATGCGAACACTATCCAAATCCTTTGCAGTGGCTACTACTGACACAGCTTCCGAACCATTCTTTATAGCAAAAAGATTCAAATCCTTAATAACATTTTCGGTAAGATACCGTCCAATTAAATCGGAATCGCTATAATTTTTAACAATATCCATCAAACTATCTTTCCAATCAGTGTTTGCAATCTCTGGATAGTCTTCAATCTCTTTTGAAGTAGGCTGTTGAGTCATCCTATATAAATCTTTGAATATACTAAAACCAATAGAATAGGGATTAAGGTGCCCATTAAAATAATTAGAACTATATTCCGGTTGACAGGTTACATTCGTATGATCTCTAAGAAATTCTAGATAGCCTCCCTCATCTATATCACCTCGTGTATATAACTCCTCAAATACCATATATTCGATAAAAGTTGCCCAGCCCTCATGAAGGATTTTTGTTTTGGTCTGAGGGTAAAAATACTCCGCATGTTTTCTGACAATACGAATAATCTCCCTATGCCAATCCTCTAGTACTGTTGAATACTTTTCCATAAAATATAAAATATTTTCCTCTGGCAGCTCGATTTTATCCAACTTCCTTAACTGATAATCTGCGCTATTACTTACTGAAAAACCTGGAACTGCCTCCCCTAAAGTAACCCCAATATCCTTCGCTTGGCGTAAATACTCTTTTCTATTCTCAATCTGCCTTTTTGTAAGACGTTTATGATGAGACACACCATAATTATTTAACGCATGACAAATATCTAATAAGGCTTCTACTTCTTCGGGGCTATGTTTAGCCTCACATTCAGCAATATATTTCTTTGAATACGCCATATAATCTAATATTGTTTCAGGGCGAGTCCATTCTTTAAACAAGAAATTATTCTTAAATACAGAGCCGTGTCCTAGCCCGGCGTGTGCCATTACAAGCCCTTGCTGAATGAGTGTGTTGTTTTCCATAATATACATAATAGAGGGTTCGGAATTAATAACTAATTCATAAGCAAGCCCTGCTTTCCCTTCAACATATGCCTTCTCTAACTCAATGGCACGTTTGCCGATAGACCAATGATCGTAAGAGCAAGGACTGCCAATAGTAGAAATAATTTCAATCATTTGATTAGAAGTAACTAATTCTATTTGTTGTTTAGGATAAGTTAAACCCCATTCTTTCCCTATATTATCAATCTTAATCCAAAAACGTTCTAAATCTTCTACCGTCCATGTCTCCCCTCGAAAAGTACTGCGATTTAATCTATGATGATTACACATTATGCTTTCCTTTTACTAAATAGAGCCTGTAGGACAGGTAGCACATCTGAATCAAATTCAATAAATGCAGACTGTAACTTCTGTTCCTGTTCAAAATTAGTCTTATAAAAATAACCTAGTCCTTCATCAGTATAATTACTATCAACTTCAATATAACCGAAAAACTGAATAATAGGCAGTAACTTTTGTACAGCCTCTCGAATCTCATCATACTCCATTCCCCATACATCTCCATCAGATGCCTGCGCAATATAGATATTCACTTGATTTGAATCATAATCTTTCTCTATTATATCAGCCACTAGATTAAGAGCGGGAGCAATCATTGTTCCCCCATTTACTGTAGAGTAAAAGAAGACACTCTCGGAAACTTCTTCTGCCTCCATAGTATGTGAGATAAATCTAATATCTACAAACTTATAACATTTAGTAAGAAAAAGATAAAATAATAAAAAAAACTTCTTAGCCAACATTTTTTTATTTTCACCCATTGAACCGGAAACATCCATTATAAAAAACACTACGGCCTTAGAGACAGGTTGCAGTTGCTCCACTATGTGGCGATAACGTAAATCAATATCATCAATAAATCGAGGCTTTTTATCCTTATTCAATCGACGCATTGCAAATCTTCTAGCTGTCGCCATTTCCATAGTCTTCTTAATTGCTAAACGGGAAGGAATACCCTCTTTAACATAGCCTCCAGTCACCCATTTCTTGTTATGTTGGAGCGTATTATTCCTCTTAATGAAATTAGGTAGTGCCATATCGGCAAATAACAAATCATAGAATTCTTCTTTAGTTAAGAGAAAAGTAAAATCATCTTCCCCTTTACCGCCTTTACCAGCTTTACCAGGTTTAGAACTTCCACTATTTTTAGGTTTTTTCCAACTATCTCCTTTAACATATCTATCATTACCCGGCAATATGCGGGAATGATCACTGAGATCTTTATCATATATTAATTGTTCTTCATTCACACTTGACTTATCAATATTGATTTTAATATCCTCACCAATATCCTTAATGTCCGTCACTTTAATATGACTATTAATCTTATTTTTAATATGATCCTTATATCTATCGATAAACTTAGCACGACTTCCCGCAAGTCTACCTTTCTTTGTACCTCGTTTATCGACTATAACGCCCATGGTAGACCTCTTTATTTTAAATGTTTCCAACATATCCCAAGAACGATATCTTTAATCGTTGCCTGACATACACCATATTCTTTAGCCAAAGCTCTTTGAGATATATTACCTTGGCCATACTCTTTTTTAATCAGCATAACTTGCTCCTCCGTAAGCTTAGATTTATAGTGTTGCTCACCTAACTGCGCATTAGGCCTAACTTTTCCTTCCTTCCAAAAATGATCTGTATTTTGCTTGGCAGTAACCATTTCCAAATTTTCAACTCTATTGTCTAGTCCATTGAGATTCTTATGGTTGACCTGTAACTCATCAGAGTAATCATCCAAATAACACATAGCTACGAGCCTATGTACTAAGAAGCCTTTCATTTTACCTTCGCTACATAACATCACCATATGATATTTTCCGCGCTGTTTAGAAGGCTTTAATTGCCGCAACTTACCAAAATGCTTTGAGAAGACATTCCCGTACACATCCACCGAATAAGTATATTTATACCCAGGAATGTCTTTCATTACACGTAACTCCTTGATATTAATTACTTTTTTTGTACCGAATATACCATTCCACTAATCGTCGTACTTGACGCTCAGTGTACCCTGCTTTCATCATACGTTCAATGAAAGATTTATGCCGTTTTTTATCCGTACTCTCTTTCTGAGAGTTAAAACTAATAATAGGTAATAAATCTTCTACTTTACTAAACATATTAGCCCTAATAACTCTCTTCATTTTAGGATCACTAGTCCAAGAGAGATCTTTCCCTTTGTTATTGGCTCTATACCTTAGAGCAAAATTAACCACCTCATTACGAAAGTCCTTAGGATTAGCAATACCTGCGGGCTTCTCAATCTTTTCTAAATCCTTGTTAAGCTCTTCTCTATCTAATAGCTGACCTGTATCAGGATCTCTAAATTCATTGTCCTGAATCCAATGATCGGCATAGAGTATATAACGATTAAATAGTGTTTGACCATATTCCTCATAGCTATCTAAATATGATGTCTGAATTTGATCCTCCAATAATTTCAAATATTCGAGAGATATATAAGATTTCAGATGAGCTAACATATCGGATTCTTCTTCCTCAGAATGATATGCATTACGAACTGTTTGCTCAATAACCACTAACATATGTACAGGGTCTGCTGCTAGTTCTTCTTCATCATAGTTAAATACTTCCGCAAGTATTTTAAACGCTGTTCGAGTTGATAGCCCGTGAAAAGCCTCATTCTTAGATGATAAGTCTCTATATTCCTGTAGAGACTTAGCGCTAGGATATCTATCTCGAACTTCCTCACCATTGTAGACAAGTAACTTAGGATATATATTAGAGTTTTCAGGTTCCTCTATCCTAGTTAGTATAGCAAACTTAGCAAGAATCTCTAATGTTCCGGGAGCACAAGGAGCATTCCTTAACTGAGAAGACTTAATATATTTTTTATAGATGTCTACTTCCTCATTAATACGTATACAATATGGAACTTCCACAATACACACTCTATCAAGAAACGCCTCATTATTCTTATTAGATTTAAACTTTTCCCACTCAGATTCATTAGAATGTGCAATAATTACCCCATCAAACGGTATGTCTGATAGGGCTTCGGTACCCCGATAATTCTTTTCTTGTGTAGCTGTCAATAAAGGATGTAAAACTTTAATAGGCGCTTTAAACATTTCCACAAACTCTAACACCCCTTGATTTCCCTTACATAAGCCTCCAGAATAACTGTAAGCGTCTGGATCATCCTGAGAAAAATACTCTAGTTTTCGAATATCTAATTTACCTACAAGAGCGGAAATATCTTGATTGTTTTCATCCCCCGGCTCTGTCTTGGTAATAGCAATCTGCTTGTATTGTGTTGGATACACTGCGGCTACTTTAAACTTAGAGATATCCCCTCCAAACTCTTCACAACGTTTAATAGCCCAAGGAGAAGGCTTAATGTGTAGATACTCAACTGGAATACCTAACTCATCAGCATCGTCAACACTTAACAATCCTAATGGGCTTTCATTGATAGGGGAAAGTTTTAGGCCGTCTTTTGTTTCAACTGCAAGTATATAAATAGGTTCCGAAGACATTAACGCTTTAATCTTTTCAGCTAGAGAAGATTTAGCCGAGCCTACAGGGCCAAGAAAATAGAGTATTTGACGTGATTCTTCAAGTCCTTGCGCTGCATGTCTGAAAAATGAGACAATTTTATGAATTGTTTCTTCCATACCGTAGAATTCCTTAAATGTTGAATAATAAGGGAGTTTCTTGCTCCCAAATATTCTACGTAAGCGAGAATCAGTTGAAGTATCCACATATTCTGGTTCTCCTATTGCTTTCACCATACGTTCAGCCGCAGTTCTATATAAACTACTATCTTTCTTGGCTTCTTCTAAGTACTCAGTTAAACTCATAACCCGTTCGGGCGAAAAATTAAACTTATTCTTGTACTTCTCTAATAGCTTCATATTTGCCCCTTGTTAGAAATTAGATACTTTACTTACTTTAAGTATAAGTAACCTATTAGTAAAAATCAACTGCAATTCACACCATTTACACTATCTTTACTCTTTGATAAATCATCGGTATTATTAGGATTACCAAGAAATAGCGCATTGCATTGGATATGGCCGATGATAAGCTGCCCACTCTCCTCATCAATTGTCTTACCTGCCTGTAAATCACCTATATGCCTCAATAAACTATCAACTATCTTGGAAACATCCATACCCTTTTTCCAATTGTCTCGAGCATATTTTTTTGCCCCATACTCAAGAACTCTAGCACATGGTTCAAGACATTTTAAATCTACCATAGATAATTGAGGCTTGCCGGAGTTGTAGCGTAGGGCTTGATTTCCAGTTTCCAATTTGGAAACATACTGTTGCGCGACAACATACGCCGTATCTTCTGCTGATAACCTCTGTAAATAATCAGTATCCCAAGTTTCATCACACACTTGTTTTCTCCTCTCTATCTTTTATTCCAAGTCTAGCACACATTACAAGAAACATACTTTTAACTGCATGTAAGTCCTTATCAGGAACAGCTTTAATATATAATCTGCTATACTCCCCCGGCACAGTTTCTCTATATAATTTAAATTTATCAGGCATTAATCCCTCAATTTCATCTAAAACAATACTTTTATCTAAACTATTAACATAAGCTTCTACCTCTTTAGAAGGATATATTTGATAATGACTCTGTAGCTTCGCCGCAATCAATGCTTCTAGCCGTCGATAATCTCGACATTTACCTTTAATACCACTAACCACGTCTCCTAGATAAGCCTCTGTAAAATCGTGAAACAAGGCCGC